CAGCTGGCAAAGTTTGACCATCGCACTTTTCGCCGGCCGCAAGGCGGTGTTTCTGTTTTACAAATGCACCTGTCATAGGAACTGTGCCTGGTGTTGGTTTGTCGCTCATAGTGTTCTCCTTAAGGGTTTGGATTAATGCCGGTGCCGGTGCTATACGCAACCTTCTCGCCTGTTGCCATCTCTGCAGCAGCAAGAAGTTTTGCCGTATCGTTATCAGCCGTGTTTATACGCTCTCTAGTTTGCAGCTCAGCTGCAAGGCGTTCATTCTCGGCTTGTTGTTTAAGTTGCTCAGTCTGTGTCTTCTCAAAGTTAGCTTGTTGTTGTGCAGAAAGTTTAGCCGCTTCAAGCTGTTGCTGCGACTGCATTTTCTGCTGCTCAAGCTGTTGCTGAGACTGCATTTTCTGCTGGTCAATTTGCAATTTAGCTTGATCAACCTGCATACGTTGCTGCATTGCTTGGCCTTGGACTTGTGCATTGAGCTGCGCAACTTCCATGCTCTTATCAGGCGGCATTGGTGGCTGGGGCTTAAACTGCTGAGCGGCTTCATCAATTTGTGCAAGCTCTTGAGCAAAGCCAGCAAGCTGTTGCTCGATAAACTTTTGCACTTCTAAGATAACTTTGACTTGATCTTCTGCTTCTTCAGGGATTAATTCCTCTGACTGAGCTTTGTCAACAGCGTTGTGCGCTTCAACAAGGTAGTAGTTAAGCAAGTGGTCACGCAAATGAGTAGCCATTGGGTACAAATACGTTTTTATGATGGCCGGGTTTGAACCAAACAAAGGAGACTTGAGGAACGGCATGTGAGTCATCAAATGTGCCATGTGATCTTGCGATGGCAGCACATAAAGAGGACGGCCCATTGCAGCTGCAACGTTTTCTGACACAGGATCCATGTCCTCACTGCCAGGCAATGGCTGCAACACCTCATTTGCAGGCACCTTCATGTTGCGAAGGAACATCTCTTCAACTTTACGCACATCGTACATCTGCGGCATTGCTGTTGCACGCTGCATGATGGCTTGAGTTTGCGCAAAACGTTGAGTTTCGCTAAAAATCGCAGGGTCGCTGACAGGAATGATGTCCATCGGGCCGTCAAAGTCCGAAGGATCAATCTCCAAGCCTTGTGACTGAGCTTCAATGTCCTCGACGGTCAAATAAGCACTGTTGATGCGGTGCAAAATCTTAAAGCAACGAGCCATTGAGCCATGCAAGCGGCTATGAATTGAGCTAAATACCACCATGCCTTGCTCGATAAGAGCCATGGTTGTACCGACCGGCTGATTAGGATTCTGATCAGACAGCTTTTCAAAGGACGTTTGCACAACCCCTTTGCCTGCATCGACCAAAAAGCCTAAAAGTTGGAACAATGTAGGGCTTGGGCCGTTAAATGGCAGAGGCATGGCGAGCTTGCGCACGTCATCAATCAGTGCTCCGCCTTCCATCTCAACTACTTCAGTCGGTTGCACGTTCAGAGTCTGACCGCCAGGGCCGCCTTTAAGCTTAAGCAGCGTAGGCACGTTCTGAATGTGAGCTGAGTCTAGCAAAGCACGCAGAGCTCCTGTAGCTGCGCCGCTCAAGCCGCCAATCATGTGTGTCAAGCCGATTGGGTAAGCACCACGCCAAGGAATAAATGGGAACTCTACAATCCAGTCAAGCTCAAGTTGGCGGTCATCATCAGGCTCCCAGTTACGGTACAAGCCTAAGCCTAAGTCAGTTGACTTGTCAATGCTTAAGATGTATGGCTCAGGGCCATCGCCAAAGTCAAGGTAGGTGTAAACTTCGTAGATGGTGCGCAGACCATCTTCGTTGTAGCTCAGGTCTTTACGGCCTTCGATTTTATCGTTAGCCTGGGTTGACTTGCTGAACTCAGGATCATCAGGAACTCCTAAGTCAACGTCAATATACATGCCTGACTTAACGCGCCTTGTGTACTCAAACTTGGTGATGTACTGCACGTGAGTCTTACGCTCAGCGGTGTAAAAGTTGGTTGCTGCAAACGGCAAGTAAACATCATCGATTGCAATAAACTCTGAGTTAGGCCGGCGATGCAGCGGGTTCCACATGAACTTCAGGTACTGACCGCCGCCAAGTGGCAGCTGCGTGCTAAGCTGCTCTAGTTCACCACGGAACTCGACCATCTGCTCAGTTGTTTGCCAGTTCATGAACTCAGCTTTACGCTCAGCCTTTTGAATCTTGGACTTGTCACGTATGCCTAAGATCTTGCTCTTGACAGGGCCGCCTGGCGGGAACACTTCCTTCATGAAGCGTGCAGAGAAGTCTACGCAGGCTTCAACCAGCATCGGGTGCACAACCTTATTGGCACCGCTAAACTGAGCACCGCCTGGTGCATCATCGCCTAGACCAGTACGACGCAAGCCTTCTTCATATTGCTTGTCGCGTTTTTCGCGTGCTTCTTTGTCATTGCCGATCTTTTCCATAAGGTCGTTAATGGCAGTCTTAAGCAGATCTTGATCGACCTCGTCAACAATGTTGGCAAAGTGTGCAAGTTTTGTAGCGTGGTCGTCATCGTTCTTCTCACGAAGGATAGCACCGCCATCTTCTGTGTCTTCAACTTCGTTGTCAACATCCTCGAGTTGTACGTTCTCGCCTTCAGGCAATTCATCTTCTAGTCTTTTGGTTGCCATTCTTTACCTCACATGTACTGGTTAACTATTGCATCGATCTGATTAGGATCGTAGACTGAGACGCTGCCGCCTTCGGCAAACTTTTTGGACTTTAATAATTCCATAGCAGGACGTTCTAACTGGCGAAACAGTTCTATATCCGTTGCACCTGGGCTAGGAGCCAATTGAGCACCACCTAGCTGCAACTCGTGTCGGCCTAAGCCTTGACCTGCACGATAACGCATTAACGCCAACGGCGTTGCATCTTCTAACAAAGAAGCAAGGTCTCCACCATAATCAAAGTAATCACGCAAAGCAGGGTCGTCTTGAATAGATTTAAAAGAACCTTTTTTGCCTGCGCGCTGAAGCTCAAAGCGAGCATTGTCTAAAGTATAAGGATCAAAAACTTTACCTGGGTCTTGCGTCTCAAAGAAGTTGTAAGAAGTTGTGCGCCTAGTTCCATCTTTGGTTGGTGGAACTGCAACTAAAGTCCTAAGATCACGGCCGGCTTTTGACGGATACTCACTGGAATAAAACTGAAAGTCTTGACGGCTTGGAGCTGTTTCAAAAATAGTTCCTTGGCCAGGATGCGTATGAAAATCAACTATTGTAGGCGATCCTGGTGCACGCTTTGCTGTGCGAAGGTCAAACGAGTTTGGCAATACGGCAGATTCTGTGCCTCTCGTGATGACCGACTCACCGCCTTCATTGGCCAAGCCAATGACTGAATGCTCTCTGCCTGTTTGATTAGTTAGGCGTAGTGCTTCACGAATTTTGTTGGCTTGTTCTGGAGCTTCTCTGTTGATGAGCTCTTTAAACTTTCTAAGAGCAGACAAACCGCCTGCTTCTGCATCGCCTGCATCAAGTGCAATCAATGCAGCACCGGCTTTGCGTGCAATCTTGCCACCGGGTATCAGCATCAAGCCAGCGTCCATTAGTGTCTGAGGAATCAGCATCTCTGCTGCAAACTGTGCTGCTTCAGCAGCTGCTGCCTTGGTTTCTTTAGAGCTTGGCTTTGCCCGCTGCTTGCGATAACGAGGAGCAACAAACGTGTCTAGTGTATCTTCTGATGCACGCACTGAGCCGCCTTCATCGTAACCTTGTGGTGCATCAATGCCATTTATGATCTCATCTATTCTGGCCGGATCGTAGGCTGACACGCTGCCGCCTTTGGCGAAGCCTTCAGGTTTAGGTATGTAATCATTGATTAAGTCACTGAACTGTTCGGCTTTGATAAACCGCTGACCACCGTAATTCATTATGAAGTCATGTTGTATGGAGTTTGGTGGTTTTTGGTTGCCTGTAAAATAGCGTCCGTAATTCTCGCCGATGAGCTCCTTTACTGCTAAATCATCTTGCGTATCAATGATTTTATAAATATCAAGGTCTTTTACTGTACCCCACTCACCGTTATTCAAGAATTTCATCACTGAGTCTGTGATTTTTGCTTTGTACTCAGGGTCTCGCTTTGCGTATTCATTTGCACGATCACTGCTAAACGCGTTACCAACTGGCTTTAGCTCTTCAATATTAGAAGGCCCACTTAATGATGCAACATAACGCTCGTAAGCTTTAGGTATGTTGCTTTGCAACCACTCAAGTGCTTCATCTGTTTCACCGTAAAAGTCGTCAGATCCTAAAAATTTGTTAAATTTGCGCTGCTCAACTTTAGACATATAGTTCATTATGTCATCAATGTCATCCATTATTTCGTCGGTTTTTGCAACAGATGAAAGCATAGCCTGAACGTGAGGACGCCCGTCTGCATCAAGCAATGCTGTGAGTCGGTTGGTGCCTGAACCATAAGACTTGGCAAGACTATCACCTTGTGTGCACCAACCGGCTTGCTTACCAATTGTCGTGCAATACTTCTTAGCAGCCTCGTCAGTCGTTTCAGGAATGTCAACCCAAGTCATACCTGGTTTTTCAACAAATGAAAGCTGTGTAGTTGGGTCTTGAAGTCTAGGTGTAGCAGTTAGGTTGTCTAACATGCCGGCTTTTTCAGCTTTAGCTGCTTCAGCAGCACGCCAATCGTTGATTTTACTTACGCGCTCAACAGCTTGAGGCATAGTCACTTTGTCAAGCTGCTCAGGAGTCAAGCGCAAATTTGCAGGCAGCGTAGAGTTTGGATCCACTGCATTTTGTAGTTCATCTGTTAAATGCCTAAACCCAAGATT